GTAGCAGTAGCTTGTTGAATGCCTAATAACTCTGACCATTCTTTGTTAGTCTTAACAGATTCTTTCCTAAGCTCAGATAAAAAGTCAGGTAAACTTTTCTTACCGTAGTATCCTCTATCTGTGCTACCACCATTCATAAACTCATTATCCATAATACCAGTAAGAGATACACCTAGTAGTGCCTCCTCTTCTGTATTGTGTACCCACTTAGGGCGTAAACGCTTAAGGTTAGTAAGTGATGCTTGAAACGTACCCAATATAGTAGCTAGTCTGACTTTACGAAGTATATCCTTCTGCGTGTCTTCTGCTCTTACCACTACTTCAGTAAGATTACAGAACTGTCCATCTCTCAGTATGATTTCACTACAAGGATTACAGCCGAAGTCGTGCTCAGTATCACGTCTACCAATAGACGCTACTTGTTTAATAGCGGCTTCTCTATTAAAGATACCACGCTCACCAGACTTAGACTCATATAAAGACGTCCATTCTTTCATAAAGATACCAATGTCTGGCTTCTCTGTGTAGCATACACTATTATTACTTAGAGCCATCTCTGGTGTATCAGACCACCATTGACCACTCTTAGCGTTACGCATACGCTCGTCAGTTAGATTAGATAGAGAGATAAGTGCAGACCTACGTACACCACCTACAACTACAACCTCTGCAATCTTACACATCATTCTATGACATTCATAGCTAGTCAGCTTACGACCACCTGCCTCTTTAAAGATGTTAGTAGCAAAGTTAAACAGATCGAGTAGAGGTTCAGGACCTGACGCTCGACCACCAAAAGTAGCTAGTCTAGCACCTTTAGGTCTAACCTTAGAAAAGTCCCACTTAGGCATCTCACCATCATATAAATAAGTAATCAGCTTACGGAACGCAGACTGCCACCCTTCTTTAGAATCCTGTACGACAATGACATCATCTATATCGACCATATCTGTAGGTACTTCAGGTAGTTTATTAACTGCTTGTCTCTCAACACTAAAGCCTACACCAGTACCGTGCATCAGAACGAATAGACATTCATCAAATGCTTTAGGGTGGTCTACACTAAGGTAAGCACAGTTGTATCCTGCTATATTATTCTTAGCTAAGGCAGGACCTGCGGTCATAAGAGCTCTCATACTAGGCATAACTTCTAAGTTACATACTGCTTCCTCAAGTATCTTCCTAGTCTTAGGTACTAACTCTTGGTTTGTATTTTCTTTTAAATGTTGCTCCATAAAATCAAAGTAACGAGCAACGGTTTCTTTCCAAGTCTCTCTCCGCTTCTTCTCAGGTAGCCATCGTGCGTACCTGCTAAGGGCAATAAAGTTTTGGTAATCGTTTGGTAATTGGTTCATTCATCCTCCATTGGTTCTATTTCAATGTTGACCATCTTGTCTCCATTGTCATCTAAGTAAGTGTTATATTTAAGCCTTCCGTTTCTGTGCATAAGTATTGCATCTGTTATTCCTCGATCATAGCAATTTGTTCCGTGCCTCCATAATAAGAAAGCACCTGTTGCTAATAGACCGGATACTAACAGAACAAAACTTTCAGTAGAAATCATCATCATTGTCATCAAACTCCTCTCGTTTATCTATTAATTTATCTTCAAACTCGTGAAGAATATCTTCTGTTGTTATGTCTAATATCTCACATAACGTACAGGGATCAATTGCTTCTTGTACTATACGTTCTTTAAGTTCACTCAGAGTTAGGGCCATATTGTCCTCCCTCGTGCTCTATAAGTTTGTCTAAGAACCAACGAGCTTTCTTTAGGTCTTCTAAACCGTTTTTAAATCTCCACCTGCAAATGTATTTAGCAATACTAGCAGTAAGATAATCCATTTCTTGATCTAAGATAAAATCTATGACCTCAATATTACCTTGTTTATAATGGTTAGGATTTATGTTATCTTCGTCCATTTCTTTAGTTCCTTTATTTCTTTAGTTGAAAATATCCTGATGTCGTACTTCTCACACCATTTTCTATAGGTTATCTTGTTACCCTTAGCTACCTTAGAGTCGGGGCGGGGCATTAGAAATATTAACTCCTTGCCTTCAAATCTCATCTGTTCAGCAATTGATTTATACTTCTGTCTATCCCCGCTCCTAAAGAACCCTTTAACTTCTATATGGTACTTACCCTTAACAAAGTCAGGAGTATAGTTCTTTCGGATAGTATAGGCTATCCTACAAGGCTCATATTTCCATTCTTTACCAAGAGCTTCATAACATTCTTTCTCTAGCTTACTGCGAAATTTCAATGCCATCTGCATCAACCTCCAAAACATTTGGATTTTTAGCGACATACGTTAAATATCTAGGTCCGTTAGAGTAAATAAAAGTTCTTAAGCTCGGCCAACACTCACGCTTGTAAGCACAATAACTGCAACCTACAGGCAATTTCATATTTCCTGATTTACCATCAGGTATATGTCCATAACATCTCGTAGGCGGTGTCTCAGATTTAACTACTCTCTTTATATTTTTAATTCTTTCTTCTATAGAGAAAAAGTTTAACTTCGACCAGTACCATTGAGACTCATCGGCCATATCATACTTTAGGTATGTTAGATGTCCGTTAGTCTTATCCATAACTAACCAACCTACATCTGTCACACCCTCTGAATGAGCATAGCCTTTGATTTGGTCTACATATCCAAAAGGATCATTGTCTATTAATGAACCATCTTTGAATTTCTTAAATCCATAAGGTGACGCTGACTTAACATCAGTCAATACACCATCAATCTTACAGTCCATAGATCCTTTAATACCGTTAACTTCTGCTTGCTTCTGCTCGTCTGTCACATCGTGACCAGAGAGTTTAGTAAGTGCTAGTATCATCTCTTCAATCAAGTGACCATAGAGGAACTTAATTCTAGTGTGAGGCATAAGTTCCTCACCTTTATAGCCATTATAAGAATACCACAACTGTCTATCTTTTTTGCCTATGTTAGACATACGAAGTTTACGCCTATCAAACTCGTGCTCTGTAATATTGTCTCGTAATATTTGCTTCATATTCTCACCAAAGTCATTTATTACTTGTTCAATAGGTACACCATCAGGGATTTCCTTGGTGTCTATCATACGATATATATCGTCTACTAATGTGTCTGTTGCCACGTTTCACCTACCTTATATTCACCGTCCAAAGGACAGTTTAGTTTAAAAGATTTACCTGCTTGTACTATAGACCCTACCGCTAGATCACCGAAGAAGTCTGCTTGGTCTTCTCTGACCTCACATTGAAACTCATCGTGTACATTCAAAACAAATTTATAGTCTATACTATATTGTTTTGCGTAACTATCTAGTAATATCAACGCTTTCTTCATAATCACCGCACCTGCGCTCTGTAGTAGAGTGTTTAGTGCTGAGTGTTGTGAGCGTATGTGTAGCTTACGTCCATCCAATCCAGTAACCCAACCTTTCTCACTAGATTGAGACACCTTCTCTCGCAGTTGTTTTAGTGCAGGAGTGTTATCGAGAAAGTTCTTCTTAAGGGCTCTCCCGTGTCCTGCACCTCCTCCGGAAACCTCACCAATCTTACTATCTCCGGCTCCATATAAGAACGCATAAATAAAAGTCTTAGCTTGATCTCTAGTTTGTAGTCCTGCTGATTTTTGATTGGCAGTATGAATGTCACCGTTAAGTATCTCATTAGTGTATTTATCATCATCCATATAGTGTGCTAACATTCTAAGTTCTAGGCCACTAGCATCACAACCAACCAACTTGTAACCTTCTGGTACAGTCCATAAAGATCTGCAGTCAGCACCATAGCCACCCTCGAAACCCCAAAGTATTTTACCGTCTTTTCCGTGCCTAGTCGCAGGGACTTGAGCACAGTTAGGCTTAGAGTGTGTCATCCTGCCAGTCACCGCACCGCAAGGGTTTACTCTTCCGTGTACTCGACCAGTACGCTCATCAATAGCTTCTACCCAACTCTTAACCATAGCAACACGCTTGGTAATCGTCAAGTAATCTACAATCAACTGTGCCTCAGGTATCTTAACAGTCTTAAGCACCT